CGATTTTACCATTGTATCAAGTATACTTCTTTGATCAGAAAAAGTCAAGTAAGGTTCAATTCTCAAACTATTCATTGCTTCTAAAATATCAAATTCATCAGTATCAATAAATTTAGAGTATCTATAATAAAGTTGATTCCAGATATGTTTATAAATTTGCTCCAATCTATTTGACTGTATGTTTTGAGTTTTGATACCCCAGAGATGGTAAAGATCTTGTTTCAATTTGACAAGATCAGAAATAAAACTATCAACATAACAGTCAAGAAAATCAATAAAAAATAATCTATTTTTATGAAAAATAATATTATTAAAAGTTAAATCTCCATGACAAAAAGTTTTAGGAACATAAACATCTTGCTTACCAATTAAAAGTTCAATGTATTCCAAATAATTCTTATAACAAGTTTTATTTTTTAAAAATTTAATTTTTTCATCAATATTTGGTTGAACATTAATCAATCGATAGTTTGAAATAAGAGAATCAAAATATTCAAATAAAGTATCAATGACAAATTCTATGTCCTTAATAGAAGATGTAGAAAAAAATTTCACAAAAGATTTTCCAGGAATGTATTCCATATCAAAATACCCGTCCTGAATATTATGAACTTTGGGGGTATCTATATTCTTTAAAATTCGATGAGAAAATAAAACTTGTTTATTAACTTGTAAAGAAAGTCTTGAGTTATAATTGATTGATGAAGAATATTTTCTAAGTACTCTGCTATCAATTAATTCAAGTTTACATCCAGATAATCCTACAGAAAAATCTAACATTGAGGATATTGATAAATTTTATGCTACTTTCATTAGAAATAATTTAAATAATATTTTCCAAATACCACTTATAAGTTGATTGAATACCTTCACGAAGACCAATTTTGGGATTCCAACCAAGTGCTTTAATTTTATCCACATTCAAAAGTTTTCTTGGTGTTCCATTTGGTTTTGTTGCATCCCAATTGATATGACGGTCATAACCAACAACATCAGAAATTGTTTCTGCCAGTTGTTTAATTGTCACATCCTCACCAGTCCCAACATTAATATGTTCTGGATTATTATAATTTTTCATAGAAATATAACATGCTTCAGCCAAATCGTCAACATGAAGAAATTCTCTCATAGCAGAACCATCTCCCCATAGTTTCACTTCCCAATGTTCGCTATGGTTAAGGGAATTATGAAACTTAGCAATCATCGCAGGAAGAACGTGCCCAGTCTCCCAATCAAAGTTATCATAAGGACCATAAAGATTTGTAGGCATTAAAGAAATTGCCTTAAACCCATATTGCTTATAATATGCTTGACACATTTTAACGCCAGCAATTTTTGCTATTGCATAAGCATCATTTGTAGGTTCTAGAGGGCTTGATAATAGTTGATCTTCAGTAATCGGTTGTTTAGCAAGTTTTGGATAAATGCAAGATGAACCAAGAAATAAAAGTTTCTTAACACCAAAATTATAAGATGAATTAATGATATTATTTTGTATCATTAAGTTATCATATATGAATTCTCCAGGATAATTGTAATTTGCCATAATACCACCAACTTTTGCAGCGGCAAGAAAAACATATTCAGGTTCTTCTGAGCAAAAATATCTTTCAGTTTCATCTTGATTTGTAAAATCTACATCGTCACGAGTTCCTTTGATGATGTTAGTATATCCTTTACTTGCAAGATTTCTGACAATTGCAGATCCAACCATTCCGTTGGCACCTGCAACTAAAATTTTAGAATCACTGTCCATAAATGCACATATCCTCAACTAATTGATTAAAAGAAATCTTAGGTTCCCAACCTAATTTTTTCTTTGCCTTAGAGGCATCCCCCAATAAAGTCTCTACTTCAGCAGGTCTAAAATATTTAGGATTGACTTTAATGACTGCTTTCTTAGTATTCCAATCATATCCCACCTCATCAAGACCTTCACCCATCCATTCAATCTTCATACCAAAGTAAGGTGCTGCTGCCTCAACGAACTCACGCACCGAGTACTGCTCTCCTGTGGCAATTACATAATCATCTGCCTCATCTTGCTTAAGCATTAACCACATCGCCTCTACGAAGTCCTTAGCGTGTCCCCAGTCCCTCTTTGAGTTTAGATTCCCGAGATATAATATATCTTGTTCCCCAGTTGAAATGCGTGATAATCCTCTAGTGATTTTTCTTGTAACAAAAGTTTCTCCTCTTCTAGGGGATTCGTGATTGAAAAGAATTCCAGAAGATGCATGTAATCCGTAAGATTCTCTGTAGTTTTTGACGATCCAGTATCCATATAATTTTGCAACTCCATAAGGTGAACGAGGATAAAATGGTGTGGTTTCTTTCTGAGGTATCTCTTGAACTTTACCGAACATCTCAGAAGTAGATGCCTGATAAATTCGGGTTTTATTCTCCATACCAAGAAGACGAACTGCCTCAAGAATACGAAGAGTGCCGAGACCATCAACCATACCAGTATACTCAGGTATCTCAAAAGACACTTTTACATGACTCTGAGCACCCAGATTATATATTTCATCTGGTTGAACTTGCTGAATAACTCTTACAAGATTTGTGGAGTCAGTCAAATCACCATAGTGCAATTTGATTTGATTGTAAATATGATCAATTCTTTGAGTATTGATTTGAGAAGCACGACGAATAATACCATGAACTTCATATCCTTTCTCTAGGAGAAGTTCGGCAAGATATGATCCGTCTTGACCTGAAATTCCCGAAATTAAAGCAACTTTCATATAAGAACTACTTTTTTATTATTATAGCAAAAAAGGAGAGTTTATGCAACTCTCCTTGTATAGCATGTAATAACCCTTTAATCAAGGGGGAGTTGCGCTTCTCCAGGTTGCTCGCCACCAATTCTTTGACTGGAAATTGGAAACCAGACGGGAGTAACCTCCATCCGCACCAGTCGTCATTTATATCGCCCATACGACAAGGGCATTAAGGGGTCATATTTGACTCCACCAGTACTTTTAGAGTCTCTCCGTGACTAAAGGGGGTTCATCACCGACCAGTACTTTTAGAGACTCTCCGTGTCTTCATCATCGTCTCTTATATAACAAGGTACTCTATCAGGGTCCAACCATTTAGCATAATTAAAGTCTTCCATAGCAGTCAAGCACTGCATCTGATTATCAAACAGATAGATATCATTCCATCGTTTGGTATAATAATCTTTTTTCTGAAGGCGATAATCGGGTTTGTTGTTAAGTTCAATAATACCCTTTTCTACAAACCGATATTCTTCTCGTTCCAAGAGAACTTTAGATTGAATCATTTTACTTCAACAGTTTCAAGGTCCTGAATAAGATAATCAATTAGAATGTCATAGTTATCCAAAGCATCCTCAGAGAACATTACACCTTCATTTTGATAATATCGACGAATTTTTTTGTAAAGTTTTGGACTCTTTACATCAAGATAAAAATCACCATTCGCGGCGGCACGAAGAGTACTAAGTTCTTTCTTGAATTTGATAGTCAGAGACATCGCTTTGATTTGTTTACCTTGTTATTATAGAGTGATTTGAGTTTTATGTCAAGTGTACCAGTCTCGGAACTGGCAATCGGGCATAGAGGATTTGAACCTCTGACCTTTCCGGCCCAAGCGGAACGCGCTACCAAACTGCGCTAATGCCCGTATTTCTTTATGTATAATACCATGACTACCCCATCATGTCAATACGGAAAGAACAGGAATCGAACCTGCGAAGTTTTTACACCCAGCCGCTTTCAAGGCGGTGTCCTCGACCAACCGGACTCTTTCCAAAATAAGTCCTTAACGGACTTCAAAATCAAGTCGTCTTACTTTACGCTGACGCCTTGCTTCTTGAAAGGCAAGGTCTTCATTCGTAAGAACAGTAGACTTTTCTTTGATACTCATATAGTTTACCATAACGACCTTTGATAAGTCAAGTGCCGCAATATTTTCATTATTACGAATGGTTGCCATATTAGGACATCCACAAGTAATTGTTTTACCAGACTTCCCTTCAATCTCGCTTCCGCAAGGCTTACATCTAACTTTTAAGTTTTCCATCGCTATAATTAATTATTCAGTAAATGATCTTAACATCCAAACTGCTTTTCCGTGAGATTCATTCAAATCGTCAACAAGATTAATAGTTCCTTTTGAGTTTTGTTTCTCTGCTTCATCGGACACCTCGGTAAGCATCTCAATAATTTTCTTATGGTCTCCCATCAATTGCTCAACCATAGTCTTGGCATCAATAGACTGTGTGCTATTTGACGCCTGCTCCACTCCAGAGACCTCTGTAATGCGTGTGAGGGTGCTTACAGGTTTCATACCCAGGAATCGCATATGCTCGGTGATACGGTCGATTTCCTCAAACATTTCCTCATATTGCCCACCAAACAAATCGTGATACTCCTTAAAATTGGGTCCAACAACATTCCAGTGATATATCCAAGTTTTATGAAATAAGACGAAAAGTGATGCCTGTGTATCACTCAATAGTTTGAATAGTTTTTCCATTACTCAAAGTAGTTTTGAGTATTTATAATGAGCAATCGCAGATTCGAACTGCGGACTTTCTGAATGTAAATCAGACACTCTAACCGCTGAGTTAATCGCCCCTAAAGTCAAGACTGATTCATCATATATTCTACCGTAGTTGCTATATCATTCATAGCATCACGGAGATTTTCTCTTTGACCAGATTCTTGTTTACGAATTGGACGAGAACTATCACACAGAGTCCACCTCCACTGATTCATTTCTGAGCAGAACCATAGATTTATCTTCATTCTTATAGTGTTCTAACTTAATCCAATTTATAAGAGCATTTACTTCCATCATTTTTTGTTCATCTTGTTTAATGACGATATCAGAAGGAAGTTCTCCAAAGTTAATGATTAATGGAATTGCAGTTTTATAGTATTCTAATGCTTCTATAGCAAGTTTTCTATCACGTTGAGAAATAAGCGACATAGACCTCCTAACTCGTTTCTTATTATACGACAAAAGGGAGGTTTCGTCAACCCCCCATATCTATATCAGTTACCGATACGCTTTACGGCAATTCTTGATTTGTTGAGAATGCTACCGGCAAGAGGAACATAACCCAGATCATCAGCAAGCATTTGTGCCTTAGAACTCAAAGCATAATTGAGTGCCTGTTGAATATCACCAGTCTTTGCACCATTTCCAGTCTTATAGGCAAGAATCCAAGTCAGAGTGGAGATAGGATATGCACCAGAGGCAGAAGGATTAGGATTTTCGCCAGCAAGATTTGCATCCAGTTTGATAGAGTTTAGAGCAATAGCACCAGACTTAGCAGTAGGAAGAACAAACTGCCCTGCCTTATTTTGAACTGCTGCTGTCTGAAGTTTATTTGCTTTCACAAATCCGGTATTCACATAACCAATAGAACCAGGAGTGGTCTTAACAGTACCAGAAACACCTTCATTTCCTTTACCACCAATACCAACAGGCCATTTTACTGACTTACCAACTCCAGGTTTCCAACCACCAAAAGCATCCAGAGAATTAGTAAATGCAAAAGTAGTTCCAGAACCATCAGAACGATGAACCACAAGAATAGGTCCAGCAGCACATCCAAGTGCCTTCCAGTTCTTGATGGTTCCAGAAAACACATCTACAGTTTGCTTCTGAGTGAGTTTCAGAGTGCATCCAGGTTTGTTATAAGCAACGGCAATAGTTCCACCCACCATAGGAATTTGAACCACGCCACGCTTAACTTTACTTGCCTCTTTTGACGAAATAGGTTCATCAGTTGCACCAAAATCGACAGTTCCTGCGACATACTGACGGACACCAGAACCAGAACCAACTGACTGATAATTCACACGATTGCCAGTTTCAGAAGCATAACCTTGGAACCAGCGTTGATAGATGGGTGCTGGAAAGGTGGCACCAGCACCATTCAAAGGAGGTCCAGCAAGAGCGGCAACAGGAGCAGCAACCAGACCAGCAACAATAAGATTTTTGAGTTTCATAAAAAGTGAATAACTACAGAGTAATTATAAGGTAAAGGAAAGATAAAATCAACTAAGATTTGGTTAAGACAAAAAAAAGCACCCAAAGAATGGGTGCTTCTACTCATATTATGAGTTGTTTATCAGAATGTGAACTTAGTCTGGACTACACCACCCCACTTGCTGGAATCTTGATAACGCTGATTGTTATCAACATAGAACAGAGCAGGAGTAATGCTGATGTTATCGGTGACTTGGAACTTGTAGAAGATTTCAAGCAGAGTTGCATCATCTACACCAGCGGTTTCGGCAGAAGGTGCTTGACCCAAAGCAATACCAGCAGAGTTACCCTTAGCAAAGACATCGCTCCACTGAAGACCAACCATCCAAGAATTGGAATCAGTAGCATCACCCGAACCAGGAGTACCACTTACACCATTATATCCATAAGCAGCAGAAACGGAAGGAACCCAACCAGATTGTTGTGGTTGCCAATAAGCATTAAGAGCAACACTATTGGATTCTTGACCAGCAGCAAGAGTACCATTAGCACTCAAGAGACCGTTGTAGGTGCGCGAACGAGTGCCTTCAGTACCATAACGGTAACCTACGGCAACACCCCACTGAGGAGCACGATAACCAACTTGAGCAAGCAGGTTCAGAGCACCATCAGCATTGAATACACCAGTTTCGGAATCATCACCGTTCTGAGCAACATAGTTCAGACCAGCAACAAATCCACCTTGACCTTTCTTGGTAGGTTGTTTCCACTGAGCACCAAAACCAGCACCAGTTGCCTTGTTATAGACACCGGGAACACCAGAAACAGCAAAGAAGTCAAGAATTTCTGACTTATAAGCAGAAGGAATCCATGCCATCTCGGTATTACGAACCAGAGGACCAGCAGTTAGAGTTAGACTCTTACTTACAGGGAACTGGTAGTAAAGACGATCGATCTCTACAGTTCTATCGGTAGATTCTGCCTTATCAAGTTTGAACAAAGAAGAACTAGAACCAAAAGGATCGCTACTGAAGTTACCGGAACGAAGACGAGTACGGAGCAAGTCCTTACCAGTAAACGAGGTATCAAAGTTCAGACGCAGATCATAGTTGAATGCGGTGTTACCCACATCAGCACCTTTATTGGTTTCAAGACTAGGAACTCCACCAAGCATGAAATTGACTTCACCCTTGAGTTTAGTAGTGGTAGAGAATTGTGTTGCTTCCAAGTTTCCAACACGGTTCTCCAGACCATCTACACGACCCTTGAGTACTGCAAGTTCACTCTTGAATTCGTTCAGCAGTCGTTGAAGTTCATCTGTAGTTTCAGTCACACGATCCAAACAGGCATTCAGCAGTGCTGCTGCTTCAAAGCGAGTCATTGCCTGACCACCTTTGTATGTGCCGTTAGGATAACCAGCAACGCAACCATAACGGTCTACGAGGTTGGTAAGTGCCTGATATGCCCAATCAGTAGGTTGGACATCAGAGAATTGAGTAACACTTGTAACCTGTGCTGCCGAAGCATACTTATTGACATCCTCAGTATTGAGTTCTGCAGCGATAGCAGCAGGAGCAACAAGACCCAGAGCAACAGGGACGAGCATTAGTTTTTTAAGAAAATTCATATAGTTCGTTAAGAATTACAACTACGAAGTTTATTTAGACCCCCTGATATTTTAGGGGAAGCGGATACACGGATTTGAACCGAGGATAAAAGTTTGGAAAACTCTTGTGTTACCACTACACCATATCCGCAATGTTGAGAGTGGAAGGTTTCGCATCCTTCTACTGTATCCCTTGTCGGGGTGCCTTACTTTTGGCATCACTCTCAGCGTACTTCCTTCACACCATGGAATTATAAGACATAATGAGTATTATGTCAAGCCCCATAACAGAATTGAACTGTTCTCTGCAGTTTACAAAACTGCTGCATCACCACAATGCTTATAGGGCGGATTGTGTAATTCTCTATGGCAGTTAGCACAAACAAGAATACACTTTTTTGCTTCTTCTCTTTGTTTTTCAAGAGAAAGAGTAGACCCAATTATACCACCTTCCTTTACGGTTGGGTCAAGATGGTGGAAATCTAATGCGGCAATGCACTTATTATACCCACATATAGAGCAACAGTTTCCTGCTTCCTCTTTTAGAATAGCAACATTTTTCCTTCTGGTAGCGGATACACGCTCTGCGCTTTTCTTTGCCCAATCAGGATTTTTTGCTTTTCTTTCAGCATAAGTTCGTGTTTCTATTTTTGCCATTATTATTGGTATAACTTTTATTATTTATACCGATAACTCCCCCACCTGGACTCGAACCAGGAACACTTTGATTAACAGTCAAATACTCTGCCAATTGAGCTATAGGGGAATATTGGTAGGAGGGGGAGAACAAAGTGACTACCTCATCCCTCTTGCACATCATCTAGACTTTTGGACAGACCAGAGAGAGGTGTTGCACTTCCTACATTTTGATAGAGGCGCCTATCAGTTTATATAGTAACAAACTTTTGAAGGTTTGTCAAGCGTCCTTTGAGAGATTCGAACTCCCGACACATAGGTTCGTAGCCTACTGCTCTAATCCACTGAGCTAAAAGAACAAGGCGAAGGGTGAGGGATTTGAACCCCCATCGCAAGGTTTTGGAGACCTGCATCTTACCGTTAGACTAACCCAACAAAATTTGGATATAAAATCCAATGCCCGATACAGGACTCGAACCTGTAAAACCTTGTTTCTAAGACAAGTATGTATTCCAATTCCATCAATCGGGCTGGCTGAGAAACTAGGACTCGAACCTAGATAAACGCCTTCAAAGGGCGGTGTCCTACCATTAGACGATTTCTCATTGGGGTGTCGTGAGGGAATCGAACCCTCGTAGGGAGAATCACAATCTCCAGTCTTAACCACTAGACTAACGACACAGTGGCTGTAGATGGATTCGAACCACCGACGACTTCCGTATGAAAGAAGCGTTCTACCAACTGAACTATACAACCTGGTGGAAGATGTTGGATTCGAACCAACGGAGGTTTTATCCTCACGGTTTAGCAAACCGATGCATTAACCGCTCTGCCAATCTTCCAAGTGGGGAGAAGGTGGAATCGAACCACCATTGCCAAAGGACGGAATCGAACCGTCTCTAACACCGTCGTGCTCACCATCCAAGGTGCTCTCCCAAGTTGATAAGGGCGCCTGATTTAAAGTGCGCTTGGGTCGTTTAACTAGGGGACTATTTCACCCTCCTCCCCCGTCACACTAATGTTTGGTGGGGGTGGACCCTTATCAATAGGAATACCCAGATTTGAACTGGAATCTATCGGTTATCAACCGATTGCTCTAACCATTGAGCTATATTCCTGAGGCGGGAACAATTGGATTTGAACCAATAACACCTTGTTCTTCAAACAAGTGCTCTACCAATTGGAGCTATGTTCCCAAGGTCTGAGAGGCAGGATTTGAACCTGCGACTTGAGCGTTCCAAACACCCAGCTCTACCAAACTGAGCTACTCCCAGATACATTCCTAACGGGATTCGAACCCGTGTTACCTCCTTGAAAGGGAGGTGACCTAACCGCTAGTCGATAGGAACTTGATTTGAAGGCAGGTGCGGTATCATCCCGAAGGCGTTCCCATGCTCCTTTTACTTTCCTTGCCTCCAACGACCCTAACGAGATTCGAACTCGTGATTCTTCTTAGACAGAGAAGTATGATAACCACTTCATCATAGGGTCAAGGTGGGAGAAGAGGGAATTGCACCCCCAACGGTTCTTATGTAACAGTTTTACAGACTGCCGCCACACATATCTAATAGTAGCCTTTCTCCCAAATGGGTCGTAGAGGAGTTGAACCTCTCTCTACCGGTTAAAAGCCGGGTGCATAAAACCGATCTGCCAACGACCCAAATAATATGGATAAATATTCGGTTGTCTAGGTTCTGGTGGAGAGGCAATCCCTCAACCACTTGATTAGAATACCACCGTTTGGTCTCTGGGGGGAGATTGGTGGGCACTTAGGAAACTGGTACAGGCAACAAAAAAGGGGAGGAAACTTTTGGTTTCTCTCCCCCTTCTTATTTGCTTTTTATGGATTACATCTTACATATGTCTTTCCATATCCGCAAACAGGGGAGAACCCTCAATATGCCAATAGCGGCAATCGAGATTACTAATCTGTTTTGTGGGCATCGGATAAGACATTGTTTTCGACCTAAGTGTTTTTATTTATAAGACTTTTTTGTTAAAAAGTCAAGTGGAGAATATCGGACTCGAACCGATGACATCTTGCTTGCAAAGCAAGTGCTACTACCAACTGAGCTAATTCCCCAAGCGTCCCGAGCTGGATTCGAACCAGCGACCCACATCTTAGAAGGATGTTGCACTAATCCGCTGTGCTATCGGGACATAAGGAACCTCCCTGTTTGTGCTTCTATGAGAGGCATGGGAGGTGTGGGATTTATAAGAAGTTTGGACCTCCTCCACCCGTGAACCTACTATAAGGCATCAGGGTACTAAAGTCAACCCTTTGCTTCCTTACGGGCGTTCTTCTCTTCGGTAATCTCGCCTCTACGGGTCTTGACGAGTTTGGCAACTTCCTGAAGTGCCTTACGGGCACGAGTACCGGCGGCACTATTACCAGCAGTGAACTTTTCGTCTTCTACTTTCCACGCTTCAATAGCAGTCAGTAGTTCTTGTGATACAGACATAATAATCTCCAAAATAAAATAGGATATGTTTATATAGCTAGTTTTTGGGGCAATCAGGCATCCAGGGAGCACATAAACGCATTTCTCCGCCGAGTGACTTACATTCTTCGGTATAACACACGGATTCATCAACAGGTTTTTCTGAAAATATTGGAGCAGGAACTTCTACTGGTTTCTCTCCAGATTGTTTCCAATAATCATCAATTGCTCTATCCACATCCCGTCCAATTCTTCTTTTGAGTTTTTCATCATCTTTGATAATAAACTCATTTAGTATAGTTTGTGGAAAATATTTTCTTTGTATCTCATCCAGTAAATCCCAAAGTTGATTGCTGGGAATACTAGAGCACTGTGAAAGTATTGCAATCACAGAAGATAGTACGACTCCTATAATTGCATATTGTTTAATATCAGGTTTCTTCTTACCAAAATTGAAATTAAACATAAAAAAAGAGGAGTATAGAACTCCTCAGTATTTATTGTGGACTTATGATTTTTATCATACTTCAGTAAGAACCATCTTATTAGCATAACCATAAGCAAAGTCAGTTCGGGCACCGTGATGACCCCAACGAATCCACTTTCTAGCAAGTCTCATATAATCAGTAATGGACTTACCAGGGGTTTTCATTTGGTTCTCAATCATCTTCCAATCACCTTCGTGTAACATATACTGCAATTGAGTATCAAGAGTGGAAGGGTCTCCACCAATACGGGCAGCAAACTTACCAAGTCCATAGTATCTTGGAGCATTTGTCCATTGGAGTATTCCTACCCCACCGCTCCTACACTGGTGATAAGGCACTCTAGCACCACCCTCACATATGTTAGGAGTGAAGGTAGATTCTTGTTTAATATTGCCCATAATGGTTGCTAGGGCGTTTTTGTCAGTGATTCCTCGTTTCTGTAAGAATTCCAGAGTACGGGACTCATTAGTATTACATCCTTTACAAACTAATCGTTTTACCTTAGGTTTTTCGGGAACAACCTCTTTGGTCTCTGTCTCTTGAGTTGGCGCTTCAGGAACAATTGAAAATGGTTGTACTACTGAAGATGTTGCCATACTCGGTGTTGGCAGTGTTGCCGCTGATGTTGCAACCGCACCCAAAATCGCTACGGTTACATTTGTTAGGTTTTTAAGCATTTAGTTTAATAGAATTCGGCATCCGTATAGAAGAGGGGTACACCCAACTCTCGGAGGGCATCTTCCACGGCTCTAAGTGTCACGTCACAGACTCATTATGACAAAACCCACCTTTTGAGTGGGTTCCTTTGCATTATATGAGATTATTTAGGTTTTGTCAAGTGTGCCAGTTTGAGAAGTGGTTAGGGGTGAATAAGTCTCCCAAGAATCTAAATACTTCAAACTACTTTTCACATTTTATGCCACGGGAGTGGAATACACCTCATAGAGAAGACTGGAACGCACCGATACATAATATGCTTAAAGCAATAGATAATCACACTCACGAGTACTTCAAGAGTGGTGATGAATGGCATCTAAATAAGGCACAAGAACTCAGAAAATATGTTGCTGAGTTGAAGGAATGGATACACCAAACCGAAGGACGATTATGAAATTCAAATATCCAACACTTGATAATATAGTTCCTGTGATGGTTGCATTTGTAGCAGCAGCAATTGTTGGAATGACTTTCACAAATTATGTAATATGTAATTTCAAGGTAATGACTAGTTTACATTATCTGTATCTTGTAAAGGCATTTGATAAAAGTGGAGCAAAACCTCCAAGTAAATGTGACGATAATACATCAGAATCAATTCAAGTTTTGATGTCTCTTCTAGCAACTATTATTGCTTTGAAGGCAAACTTAAATAAAAAACCCGAAGAAAAAGAAAATGACTGACCCAGTATGGAGTGTAAATATACTATTAGGTATTGGACTTGCCGGTGCTGCTTATATCATATACTATATACTTAAATTAGCATACGAAGAAGATAATGTATAACTATAGAATCAAGAAGATAGAAAGAATTGTTGATGGAGACACATTAGATGTTTCAATAGATTTGGGATTCAATCTTACAACTGTTCAAAGAGTTCGTCTCAAAGGTATTAATGCAGCAGAAACAAGAACCAAAGACCTTAAAGAAAAGGCAGAAGGTCTTGCGACAAAAGCGTGGTTAGAAAAAGAACTGTCCCGAGAAGGTGAATGGGTAATTGAAACTTTCAAAGAAGATAAGTATGGAAGAATACTCGGCACTCTTTATTTTGTTGGAGACCCAGTTACGGTGAATGAGAGAATGATAAATGAAGGAATAGCAAAACCTTTTATGGTGTAGACCAAAGTTTTCCTTCTGCTTTTCTCCTTCTTAATAATCCTGCTTCAACATTAGTTCCAGGATTACGATAGAGTTTAAGTGCTTCCGGAACTTTATCCCATTCCTTATTCTTTAGGACTCTTGTAATAGTATTGAAGTCAGGATTACCATAAAAATCTGCACCGAGATTATAAGCAAAGCAAAGTAGAGCCCCTTTTTGACTGTCATTCATTTCACTCCAGTAAGGTATTTTTTGGAGAGCAGGAATAAACTCACGACGCAGTTGATAGTAGAACAAATCATCTGCTTCTTCTTGAGTGATTTTGTTTCCAATCATAAATCGGGTTCCATCCTTTCTACGAGTGCTTCCCCAACCTATCGTAATGGGCAAACCACCTGTAAGAGGATCGTAATATGCTTTAAGATGACATTTCTCAAATTCCTTAATAAGTTCTACACCTTCAATAGGCAATCCATCAAGTGTTGGTTCTATCTTTTGATTTCTATAAATCCTAGCAAACTCATCCAAGATTTCTTTGTGAACTGATGCCTGAAGAAATGCCCAGGCACGATTTTGATGCTCCAGGTCTTTATGGTTCTCTACGGCATCTATGAATTTGATAGTCATTTAAAGATTCTTCCCCAACCAGTTTTATCCTTACCGTTCTCTAACCATCTATACTTTAGAACTTCAACAGGATAAACGGCACCTTTACCTTTATTTACGGGTGTAGTATAACCCGACATCAAATCCCCATATGGGTCATTACAGATATAAGATTTTCCATCAGGACTTTTTCCTATTACACACAGCATGTGCCCACCAGTAGGAGAAGATAGAGTACCACGGTGGAGTATGCCAATAACAACGGGTCTCCCAGCAGATAACTCACGATCAAGATCAGCAAAAGAAAGATTGTAACTAAAGCGTGACTTAATTCCATAAGAATCAAGAACTTTGGTCTGAACCGTGTGATCAGTTGAGTCACCGATTGCAAACACTTTCTGAACATAGGCATCATCGCCCTTTGCTCCCTTTAAAGTACCTGGCTTAAAATACTCAAGGCACATAGCACAGGAAGAACTATTGCAAGTACGATTAGCGTCTCTATAATTATCTGTCTGAGGATAATATGGAACATTCAAAATTCCAGGAATGACTGCTTCTATTTTTGTTCTAAAGATTTTGACCCAGTTAGCAGTATCCTCTATCAGGTCCGGACACTTACTTGCAAGATTCACTTCAAGTTGCTCTACTGCCGCAACATGTTTTGGGTTCTTTGGGTCATAATGTAGAAAAAAGTTGTGAAGGTCTATTCTCATTATTCGTCTCCTAAGTATTCAAGTGAAAAAACATCGTGTTCAGAAATATCGGGGTCCATCCATTCTCTAAACTCTGCCTGAATTGCCTGAGCATCTTCAGTACCTTTATTCTCACATAATGTATGTATGCGATCAACTGCCCAATCATGTGATGTTCTTAGAGTCTGCTCTAGTAGTGTCATCATAATAATCTTTCCGAAAATAACGATTTAGAATATTAGAATTATAGTACGCTGGAACCCCAGAGTCAAGTGATTCGGTCAGTACATTATTTAGAAAAAGTTGTCTTGTTTCCTCAAAGTTACACTTACCTTTGGTCTTATGAAGACTTATAATTTCTCTACTGAACAACTCTTTGCCATACTGAATTATATCTTCTTTCAGTTCGGGGCAAGAACCATAATAATTTTTCCAATCAGATTCTGACTTTACTTTTCTCTTCTTTCCTTTTGGTGTTCTGAACTGCCAAAGGTACTTGCGTCCAATATAATTTCTACCGGTGGTCTTACAGGATATGAGATATACGAATCCAAAATAATCTTCTATATGAGTTGACTCAAAAATCTCCCCATTATATCTCCAAGGATTCTCATAGCTCATTTAGTAGTCTTATAGAGCTATTATTTATCCTTCAACGGAGACAAACCTAGTCTACATAAAAAAAGGAGACTTGTCAAGCCTCCTTTAAGTTATGTTAGGATTTTAGATTATAAACCTAACATTTTTTTCAGTTGTTCTCTTTTTGAATCTTCACGCTTATTGCGTTCTCCAAATAAATCGTCTCTACGACTTTTTAGACGACCTCCCATTCTTTTTGCCTTTTCTTCTCTTTCGCCTCTTGGAAGTTTATTCAATCCTTTACTTCTACCTTGATGTTGATTATCAAGAACATTTTGTGCCTTATAAGTCGTCTTTACACCTTTATCAATTTGCTTATCAGATTGGTCTGCCGCTGCCTCAACAATAGTTCCAATAGCTTCGGCATCCATCTCCATCATTACATAATGTGCCTCTTCTACGGTCTCTACGTGCCCCTGTGAGAGGAGATACTCAAGCACAAGGTCATAGGCATCACACTCGTAAGAGTCGGTAGTAAATGTTTTCATTTTTTTTACTTTTTTAGTTATTTATAAAAAAACCCCTCCGGGTGGAGAGGTCTTGTGATTACTTGAAAAATAATATCAACCTTCTTTTTTTGGCATTTTGGCGCCAGAAGTGTGCCTTTCAGTGCCTGCAGAATCTCTATAGGTTTCTCTTTCTCTTCTTGGTGTTACATAACCTACGCCGGGAACAGCACCAGTCTTTCCAGCATCTCTGGCAGCATTTCTTTCTGCTGCTCTTTTTGCTGCTCTTTGACGATTTTTATCGTAATTATCACCCTCATCTAAAATACTCTGTCTCCACTCTTCACTCATATTTGCCATAATGACCAGAGCCGCTTCATTTGTATCAGCATAACCTTCGGCAACTAGGTGCTCAAGCACAGTATCAAAAGTATCATACTCCATTTCCATATTCAGGCGCTGCTGTCTAGGAGTTGGTTTTGCAGCAGGAGTAGGCGATGTTTTTGCAACAGCAGGAGTTGGACTAAATGCAGCAGGTTTTGATGCTGCTGCTACAGTATTACTTAGTGTATTACTTGGAGCAACTTTAGGGGCACCGGCAGACTTTGCTGCCTGAAGTGCTTTCTCTGGAGATGCTCCAGATGCTCTTGCTGCTTGTGCTGCCTTCAATTCGGAGGAAGTTGGAGTTCTTCTCTCAAATGAAGTTTTACCTAACATACCAGTTGCTGGTTTTGCCGGTGCTGTGGGTTTTGTGGGTGCTACTTTAGCGCCAGCGGGTGCTGGTGTAGCAGGTCTAGCGGCAGCGGGTGCTGCTGGTTTTGTGGCAGCGGGTGCTGGTGCTGCTGGTTTTGCGCCAGCGGGTGCTGGTGCTGCTGCTGGTTTTGCGGCAGGAGCAGGAGTAGTAGCGGGTCGTACTGAACCAGGAGAAGAACCACTACCTCTCCTACCACCACTACCAGACCCACCAGCACTACCTGCGCCAGGAGTTGTTGGTAATGTAAAAACTGAAGAATTTTGTCCCGTGGTTCTTGCTCGACCTTGCTCTTCAAGATAAGACTCATACATCTCTTCCCAAGTATAATCACTCAGGTCATAACCCTCTTCAATAAGGCCATTTACCCAAGTCTCAACTTCTTCCCAAACCTGCTCTTCGGTGAGTTCTTGAGGGGCATATACATTATTATATGCCTCCATCAAACCATATGCATCAGTACCAGTAAGTCTAGACATCTTTTCTTATAAGTTCTTTATAGTTTTATTTATAAAAAAAGAGAGCCTCAAGGACTCTCATTAGTTTTATTATTCAACCAAATATAAGAATAGTCGTGGTCTCCAAAAAGCACATCATCATATTCGGCAGCATCCTTATAACATTTTATAATTTCTTCTTCACACCACTCATCGTAATTTCCATCACTATTGAGTATTTTTGGTGTCACAACTTGAATCCGGAGAAAGTGTCGGGTTTTACATCAGACTTAATACCTCCAACCAAATATGAAGTTATCTCTGATTCTTGTGGTGCTATTTGTACTTCTCTTGAATTCAACCAGTGTGAGGTCCAAGGAAGAGGATTATTCTTCGCAGGAATATCATAAAGTGGGCGAAGACCAATTGCCTTCATTCTGCGGTTGGCAGTCCATTCAACATACTGGCAAAGAAGTTTATCATTCAGTCCGATCATAGAACCATCCTTGAACAAATATTCTGCCCAGAGTTTTTCTTGATTGACTGCATTCTCAAAAGTCTTATAGACCCACTGCTCTTCTTCCTGTGAGATTTTCTTCATATCTGGGTCATCACCTTCCTTCCACTTGTTGAGGATGTTCTGGGTAATGACTAGGTGCTGACTCTCATCACGGGCAATTAGACCGATGATTTTTGCACTTCCTTCCATAAGTTTGAGTTCGCCAAATGCAAAACTGCAAGCGAAACTGACGTAAAAGCGAATACCTTCAAGAATATTAACGTTTGCAACTGCTCTGAAAAGTTTTCGTTTGAGTTCATATCTTTCTGCCTGTGCGTAGGGAACTGATTCTTGGGCATGTTTCCAAAGTTCAGAAGTTCCATAATGATGGGCACTATTGATGAAATCATTATATGCTTCGGTGACACTCACGGCACGTTCTAGGATTCTTTCATCACGAAGAATTGTATCAAAGACATCCGCAGGGTCCGAATAAACATTCTTAATGATATAGGTATATGAGCGACTATGAATCATCTCCATAAACTCCCAGACCTTCATACACGCTTCCAGTTCAGGAAGAGAGCAGTAGGGAGCAAATGCCATACCAGGACCTCTTCCCTGAACCGAATCAAGCATAATCTGATATTTCAGATTACTCGTAAAAATATGTTTTTGTTCCTGGCGTAATGTTTGATAATCACCACGATCTTTTTGTAAGGAGATTTCTTCGGGTCTCCAAAAGTATCCAAGTTGTTGTTGAGTTAATTTATCAAAGATTGGATACTTGTAAGAATCATAACGCTGAATGCCCAGAGGTGCTCCAAAAAACATCGGTTGCTTTTTAGTATCTACCTCCTGAGAGTTAAAAACTGTCATTTGATTGACCACATTTTTCTCCTCTAGTTTTGTTTTAAAGTTAAAATCCATAATTTTTTTTCTCCAAATTAACTCACACTTTTATATTTACTCAGGTCAGATTTTGCAACTTTCACAGTCGTCTTCATCAGAACTCATAATATCATACAGGAGGGATTGAAGTTCTTCTTTAGATTCTTCAACCACTTCATCAGTCTTAATATCATAAGTATTCTGATAATAACTTGTTTTCCAACCTAGTTTATAAGTTGTAAGAAGGTCTTGTGCCATTACCGACACAGGTACTTCATTATTGGGATAATTTTCTGGATTATACGACCAGTTTCCAGAAATTGCCTGATCAAAGAACTTTTGCATAACAGCAACAATATTGATATAACCAGTATTGCTAGGCATATCCCAAAGAAGCGTATAGTTGTTCTTAAGAGTTTGATACTGGGGGACAATCTGCTTGAGAGGTCCTTTCTTTGATTTCTTAATGGACAAGTATCCCCGAGGTGGTTCAATTCCATTTGTTGCATTTGACACAACGGAACTGCTCTCCGAAGGCATTTGTGCCGACAGTGTTGAGTTCCGTACTCCATATTGCTTAACTTGTTCCCTAAGACTATCCCAATCATACTTTAAGTTATTCGGAACAATTTCATCAACATCCTTCTTGTATGTATCAATCGGTAGAATACCCTGACCATACTTAGTACGATGAGAATACTCACAGGCACCTTTTTCTTTCGCAAGATTTACGGTTGCCTTAATCAGATAATATTGGAATGCCTCACTCAAGTCGTGTACTAGTTTCCAGGCACCAGGGTCTCCATAGTTTTCTCCATTCTTGGCAAGATAGTGTGCCAGACCAATATAACCTATCCCAAGTGATCGGCGCCTCTTGGTGAAGTTCTCTGCTGCCTTTACGGGGTAATTTTGATAGTCAATAATCTCATCCAAAGCACGAACAGAAAGATCGCAAAGTTCTTTCATATCATCAAAGTGCTTTAATTTTCCAACATTTATCGCAGATAGAATACAAGTTGCGACTTCTCCATTCTCATCATCAATATGCTGTATTGGAGTCGTGGGTTCGGTGATCTCCATACAAAGGTTACTCATATTAACCTTATCCAGATAAGAACTATGAGAGTTGCAGTGGTCAATATTCATAATGTAAATACGACCGGTCTCTGCTCTTTCCTTCAGAAGATCCAGAAAAAGTTCTTGTGCTCCAATAGTTTTTCTTGGAATAGACTCATCTTGCTCCGCATTTACATATATCTCATCGAATGAATCTGTACCAAAAGCATCATACAATCCGGGAACTGAGTGTGGGGAGAAAAGTGTGATCTCCTGATTCTTGATGAATCTTTCATAGAACAGTTTGGATATTTGAATTCCATAATCCAATTTACGAACACGATTATCTTCAGTTCCTTTGTTATTTTTGAGAACTAGAATGTCTTCTATTTCTTGGTGCCAGATAGGAAAGAAAACTGTAGCAGAACCACCTCTGATGCCGTTCTGAGTGCAGCATCGGACAGTTGCCTCAAACTTCTTAAGGAAGGGCACCACGCCTGTGTGTTGTACCTCTCCGCCTCTGATTTTGCTGTTGATGCCACGTATTCTACCAGCGTTAATGCCGATACCAGCCCTTTGTGAGACATATTTACCAATAGCCACATCGCTGCTAAAGATGCTATCGAGGGTGTCATCAACATCAACGAGAACACAAGATGCAAATTGACGAAGTGGAGTTCTGACTCCTGCCATAATCGGCGTTGGGATGTTGATTTTGTGTTTGCTGATTGCGTCATAATATTTTTTAACGTAATCCAAACGAGTTTCCTTTGGATATTTAGAGAAGATGGTAGCAGCAATCATCAGGTACATAAACTGAGGAGTCTCATAAAGAGCACCGGAACTTCTGTCCTGAACCAGATACTTATCAACCACCTGACGGAGACCCGCATAGGTGAAGAGATAATCACGCTCATGTACAATAAAGGACTGAAGTTTCTCAAACTCTTCATCACTATAAAGACTCAGAATCTCGGCATCATAGACACCCTTATCAACACAATTATGAACGTGTTCAATCAGAGTAGGGCACTCGTGCATACGACCGAATAACTGCTTGCGGAGAGCGAACAGAAGCAGGCGAGCGGCAACAAACTGATAGTTAGGGTGGTCTAGGTCAATCAAGTCGCTTGCAGAGCGAATTAGAATCTCCTGAACCTCCGATGTGGTAATGCCATCATAAAACTGAATACCGGACTGCATTTCAACTTGAGATGCCGATACTCCTGCTAAGTCCTTACACGCTTCTTCTACCATTAGGTGAAGTTTGTTTAAGTCAAGACCCTCAATCGATCCGTTTCTTTTAATAACCTTTGTTCCGTTGCTCATACTTTCTTCCATTCGTTAAACTTTACTTTTGCTTCTAAACCTGTTCGTGTATTCAATTTTAACACATCCATAACCGAAAGTCCAGCAAGCACCATATCATTAATGTCCTTTTGCTGAATAGATTTTGACCAAATCACAACCTTACTTCCACTCTCAATAATCTTATTCATACGATTACAGATTTCTCGATTTCGTGGTTCATTATCAAAGACATAAACAACATCCTTAAAATTGCAGGATGATACATCAACATCGGCACCACACATAGCGATTCCATTCTCTACAAACTCAGAGTCAAATGGTCCTTCGACAATATAAACCGTCTCATTTGCATTTACCTTATTGAGTCCATAAAGTTTGGGAATCGAATCATCCAAGATGACGGTAATGTATTTAACACTATTCGGTCCTAGTGCTCTTCCTTGAAATCCGAAGACTTCTCCTTCCCTAGTGTATAGTGGTATGACTATACGACTCTCATCCTTTACAATCCTACTAAATGTAGGTTTTTGAGTATTCACCCACTCCTGAAACTTGTCAGCAAAATAAAACTTTTCCGGATTGAGTTTTCTTTTTTCCAAGTATTCTTTAGCAATTTGATTGGACGATGCTTTAGGAAGATTTAGTTTCTTTTGGAAGACTGGTTTTGAGAACTCAAACTTTGGTTCTTCAACCACAAAGTTCTTACCAGTATGACCTTCCTTAAATTTCTCAAGTGTATATTGTTTGTGAAGAGTTGGGTCCAGTTCTTTGAGGAAGTTATTAAATGATAAACTTGACCCACAGTTATGGCACTTAAAGTTTGTATTAGTCTTTACGGCATACAAATATCCCCTTGTCTTACTTTTATTCTTTTGAGAATCTCCACAAAGAGGGCAGCGAAAATTGTAGAGGTTTGATTTAACTCTTTTAAATTTCTGAAGGCGTGACGAAACTAATCCAATATACTTGGAATCAATCAAATCCATTATAAAGGGTACTATTTTGCTTTTTCTATTCTAATCTTTTCTGCGTCTGGTGTCAAGACATCCACAACCATACTTGACTGAGAAAACGCAAAAGAAACTATTACTAAAGCACCCGCAACTAACCAACGAAACTTTGTTACGTCATCAACCTTTTTATCTACAGATTCTATACGATTATCTATCTTTTTTTCTAATGATTCAAACCTTTCGATTACTCTACCGTGCTCTTCTGTATTTTTATCTTCCATCACCCGAATTCGACTAAAAATTACCTCATCAGTCTTATTAGTATTATCCAACTTTTCTTCATGGACTGCTAACATCTTCGATATGCTTTGACTAGTCTGTCCCATTATCTGAATGGCTTCATCTATCTTTTTCATCATAACCTCATAGGAAGTAAGACGTTCTTCGAGAACCGCTATTTTTGTTTCGTTAGATGATTTGGTAAACATTTTTTTTGTTGGTGGGTATATGGTTCTACAAAACAAAAAAATCAAGTAGTGGTCTTGCTATTATTTATTTGGGTTTTCTTCTTTGCATTCTGGCAAGATTTTTGAAGAATGGGTTCCAATTCCTTCTCTTTCCTTTTCTCAAATCTACTGGAGGATTATCACCTGCTTCTACTGTACCGGCAATCTTTCCACCAGCAAGACTATTAGTAGGGGCAGCACCACCCTCACCCTCCTCTTTGAGATTATGAATAATATCAATAATCTTGTTTATATCCATTAGATTTTTTGTAGTTGAGATAGGCACTCAGAATCTTCAACAATTTCGTGTATCTGAGTTTTGGGATATTCCGGTAAACGATTTAAGAACAGTAAAAAACTTTTAATAGACGGCCACAGTTCCTTTTCTAAGTTATAGAATAATAAAGGAACTGCGGCATCATTAAAAACATTAAAGAGAATAATGAGATGATTTAAGATGAGATGAGTTTTTAATTCTCCGGTATTTTTATATCTTTTTAATAATCTTTTTACATATCTTATTCTTTTCAAATCAGACTCAAAGTCCTCCATCGTGACTGATTGAGGATTTTCATAATACTTAATGGCAAATAATATATAATTATTCTCATTCAACTCATCAAATCTCATAGGTTATTATGCGTAATCAAGAGTTGCTGCGTTAGAAGTTGCTGTTGCTCCACCAGTTGAAGTAACCACGGTACGATACTGGTATCCATCAGGAATATTAGCACCGACAGTTGTTGAACCAATTCCGACTGTTGCCGTAGTTACATTACTGTAAATTCCACCGTTGGCAAGGTTAGTAAATCCTGCACCAACATAAGAAGCATACTGCCACTGGAATGTGAGAGGTGCTGTTGGGGTTGCACTTGCTACAACACTAAATGATTGTGCCGCAGTTGTAGAAACTCCACTCAGACTTACTGGTTGAGTAGTAATTGTAATGTAACGGTCTGGGAATACGGCATCATCAAGAGCATCACCTGTTGCACCATAAGTTGCGGGTACATTAGAACTAATACCAGACATAGCTACGAGAACTTCTGATTTGACTCTTAAGTATCCGTGCTGGTCAATGTAAGTGTGAATCCCAACCCAACCGGCGTGTGCTACTTTATACTTAGAACCAGTTGCGGCGTTGGCAGCAGCTTCGTATTCATCTACACCATAAACTGCATTGGTTAAACCAGTAGAAGTGGTTTGAATACCTGCGTAATTTGAATCTTCTAATGTATAAACTGGTTTTTGCGTTAAAGTATATC